TGCCAGGGGGAGGCCACCGTTGCTGATGCACAGGCCATCGACGTCAGGTGGCGGACTACGGCAGGGGATGCCTCGGCGTACCAGAGAACGCTGACGCTTTTGAGGGTAAGGTGATGGTTGAGTATACCTATGCGATAACGGATTTTTTGAACAACGCGGTTGACCAATGCTGCTTCATCGCCGAAGTGGAGGCGTCCGCGATCGGTGTGAAGCCATCCACGGTTTGGCAGTTGGATGATGGCTCGCAGGTCTTCGTGCAGTTTGGATCCGCCGTGGACGAGCCGACGTTAGCGGGGGTTGTCGCGGCACACGAAGGTTTACCGCTTCCAGAGAAACCTCTGTTTCACGCATCAAGCAAGATGGTGGAGCGCGAATACGACGTCACGCAGACGGACTGGGAAGACGTGGGAGGTGCAGTTACCAACCCAGCCTTCTTCATGGCAGACACGCTCAAAGCAATGGCGCGCGTGGTGGGAGACGCCCAGACCAACGGAACTGTAGATGCCCGCGTGCTCATGGGAGACAGCACCGTGATGGGCACATTCCAGGTCGGGGATACGTCCAGTGCGTGGGATCGGTTTTCTTATACCACGGACCCCGGTCAATCCTATCCGAACGAAGAGAGCCTGTTCAGGTTGCAGATGAAGCTCGGCACGGCAACGACGGCAAAGGTGCGTTATGTATCGATGACGATGCTGGAGCTGCAACCCTAGCTGCCGTTTTTCTTGGCCAGTTGCAGCGTCAAGCCACGCACTGCTTGGTTGACATTGCCCAATTCGATGAACAGTTGCGTGCTCTGCTCGTGCACCATGCGGCGCATCTCTGATGGCTTGGCCTGCAGGTCGATTTCTTGCCGCATGAGAGCGATCTCCAACTGCCCGCGGGTAATGACGCCCATCTCGACTAACGCCTCCCCCAGCAGCCCGTCCATTTCGGCCACCGCCCGGTTGATCTCCTCTTGCGTACATGCCCCCATGTCGATCAAGATGTCCCCGATCCGCTTGCCGACTGGCGCCATCCCCGACTCCTTCCTCAGCCTTCCAACCGCAGCTGGCGGGCCAGCACCTCCATGGCCTCCTTGAAGGCGCGGAGGGCGTCGCGTGTTTCGACCAGGGCTGTGATCGTGGCCTTGGTCTCTTCGCGCTGCGCGATCAACACGGCCCGATCGGACTCTCGTTGTTGTTCGTGCAAGCGTTTGATGTATGCAGCTAGGCGCCCGATGACCACGAATTGGAGGGTGACGATGCCCCAGGCGCCGTAGTTTTGAAGGATTGCCGTGATGTCGTTCATGCTGTGGGATCCTTCCTGATGGTATCCAAAAACATGCCTGGTGTGCTATCCCTTGGGGGTGCAAAAAACAATTCCTGCCCAAGACCTCCAGCCTTTGAACGACGTCATCCTGTTGGGCGCTCGCCAGAGTGCATCATGTTGCATCGAGTACGTCCTTCGCGACGAAGAAACCGGCGGCAGAATAGCACAAGAACCGATTCACCGCGCGTGGCAGCGCACGATCAACGAGAACGACCGCACGTTGATTTGGTCTTCTGTAGAAACTGGCAAAACTCAGCAGATTTCGATCGGCCGATCGCTTTTTGAGCTTGGTAAGAATCCGGCCACGCGCATTGCCATTGTGTCCAATACCCACCTGCAGGCCACCAAGATCGTGCGCAGCATTTCACGCTACATCGAGGATAGCGATCCGCTCCACGAGGTATTCCCCAACTTGCGCAAGGCCGAACCGTGGACTAGCAGCCAGCTGTTCATCCAGCGCCCAACGGTCAGCAAGGACCCGTCCGTGCAGGCGTTCGGCGTCCACGGCAACGTGCTCGGTGCTCGGATCGACTTGCTGATCTTCGACGACGTGCTGGATTACGAGAACACGCGAACGCCGCAGCTGCGGCAGGAGCTGTGGGATTGGATCCAGGCCACCTTGATCGGCCGATTGACCCGGCGCGCGAAAATCGTGTGCGTCGGGACCGCGTTTCATCCGGATGACGCACTGCATCGGTTCTCCAAGATGTCGACTTGGCACTCGGAACGGTACCCGATCCTGCATCCAAAGACGGGGCAGTCGCAGTGGCCGGAGCGGTGGCCGGTTCATCGAATCGAGCAACGGCGTGGCGAGCTAGGTCCTGCTGAATTCGCGCGTCAGATGCTGTGCGTTGCCCGTGACGACGCGGATGCGAGGTTCAAGCAGGAATACATCGATCGGGCCCTGAAACGCGGTAAGGGGCGGCGCCTGGCGTACGCGCTCGAGTCCGTACCCGACGGCTGTCACGTCTACACCGGGGTGGACTTGGGTGTGCAGAAACACAAAAAATCTGGTTTCACCGTGCTTTTCACGCTGCTGGTGCATCCCAACGGGGACCGCGAAGTCATCAACATCGAGGCCGGCAAGTGGAGCGGGCCCGAGATCGTGCAGCGCATCTACGACACGCACCGGCGGTACATGTCGATTATGATCGTAGAGAACAATGCGGCGCAGGACTTCCTGGTGCAGTTTGCCCAAGAAGGATCGGCCGTTCCCATCAAGCCGTTTACCACGGGCAGGAACAAGGCCAACCCGGAATTTGGCGTGGAGTCGATCGCCACGGAGATGGCCAGCGGGAAGTGGGTGATCCCTCACGACGATTCAGGACACATCGAACCCGAGGTGCAGGAATGGGTATCCGAGATGCTATATTATGACCCGAAAGCACACACGGGTGACCGTTTGATGGCGAGTTGGTTTGCGCGCGAAGGCGCCCGCATGGGCGCGTCCAGACCGAAGGTCGAATATGGCAGGTTGAGCCTGATGGCGAGGTGACCCATGGAAGGCATGAGCGAAGAAGAACTGCAGCAGGCAGTGGAACACGACGAAGCCCGACGGCAGACGGCCTTGCAGGTAAAGGCCGCAGAAGTGCTGGAGGCGGCGTACGCCAAGGATACGGCGTCCGCCTATGCCGAAGTCGCGTTGCTGTGCGCCCGCTCCGTGCTGGTGTCGTTGCGCACGGATTCCAAAGTCGGTGACGATCTCCCGCCCCACCCAAAGAAGGCCAGCAAGCAGGAGATTGAGTGGTTCATGGACCTGGCCGAGAAGGCGTTGAAGCTGGCGCGTTCAGCAGATACTCTTGGCGACCTACCCACGGCCCGCATCAACTGCGAGTGAGGGGGCAAACGTGAGCAGCGGAACCCGATACGACCCCGGCCCCGTGCGCAAGCTGATCACGGGCCTCGCGGAAAAGCTGACGGCCGGCGGGGAGCGCGTAGAGAACGTGCAACAGGCCGTGCGTCGCATCAGCAACCTGGGCATGTCCCCGCGCCAGCTCATGCTGAACTATTTGTGGGGCTGGTACCGCACGGAACAGTACGCCACGCGCAAGCTGGACTGGAACGGCCGCGAGGCGATGGATCCGATCGAGCACGAAGCAATCGCCAGCGCAGGTTTCTTGCCCCCGGGCTTCTACGATGCGGGGGACAACCTGCCCATCAAGTTCCGCCGTCCGACGGCACCGTATGCGCTGACCAAGGTAGTGGTGGATCGATTCACCGGCCTGCTGTTCAGCGAGCGGCACCACCCCGAAGTACGGGTGGACGGGGATCCGGACACGGAGGACTTCCTGCAGACCGTCGTGCGCGAGGGAAGGCTGTGGCCGCAGATGATCATGGCCCGCACGTATGGCGGGGCCATGGGTACCGTGGCCATCGGGTTTCAATTCGTGGACGGCGAAGTAGAATTCGAGGTGCACGACCCCCGGTGGTGCCGCCCCAAGTTCATCGACCGCGCCCGTCTGAAACTGCAGTCCATCGAGAAGCGGTACATGTACCCGACAGACGAGCTGAACGAGGACGGCACGGGATACGATACGGTTTGGTACTGGTACCGCCGCGTCATCGATGAGACGCACGACGTTCTGTGGCCCCCGATGCCCGTTGGAGACGGGACGGAACCGCCGTGGGCAGCCCCACCCGTCATGGAGGCCGCAACCGTGATCGAGCACGGCTTCGGTTTCTGCCCGGTCGTGTGGATGCAGAACATGCCGGTACAGGACGACATCGACGGCGACCCAGATTGCCTGGGAGGATACGAGACGATCGAAGCGATCGACGCCTTGTTGGCACAGGCGAACAAGGGCGTGCTCGCCAACTGCGATCCCACGTTGAGCCTGAGCACGGACGCGGACATGTCCGAGGTACGCAAAGGCAGCGACAACGCAATCAAGTTGCCGGTGGGCAGCTCTGCAAATTACTTGGAGATCAGTGGCTCCGGCCCCCGTTCCGGTCTCGAGCTGGCAGAGAAGCTGCGCAAGCAGTTCTTGGAGGTCGTTCAGTGCGTACTGGAACATCCGGACGTCGGCAACCGCACCGCAACGGAAATCGAGCGCGTTTATTCTGCCATGATTGCCAAAGCAGACGTGATGCGGGAGCAGTACGGTGAGAAGGGAATCCTCGAGCTGCTGGGCATGGTGGTCAAGGCAGTGCGTCAGATGGAGGACCCGCGGCCGGATCCGGAAACGGGCCAACTCGTGCGGGCCACGCTGAACCTGCCCCCGCGCATTATATTCGACGAACTCGGCCAAAAGGTACCCGTCCCCCGCCGCCTCGGGCTTGGTGGAATGCTGAAGCTGCAGTGGCCCAAGTATTTCGAACCCATGCTGTCCGACGTCGAGTTGGCCACCCGAAGCGCGATCGCGGCCAAAGCAGGCCGTTTGATTGACCAGGAGCACGCGGTCAAGTACGTGGCGGAGCACTACAACGTGAAGGACGTGCAGCAGATGATGGCCAACATCGAGCACGAAGCCATGCAGGAGCAAGAAGACATGGCGGCCCAGGCGCTGGGCATGTTGCGCGCACCCGGAGTGCCTTCGGAGCCAGAAATCGAGGCTGAAGAAAATCCGGATGCTCTGGAAGAAGAGGGCACCATAGACGAGATCGAAGACGTCGAAGGAAGCAAGGAGCGCGTGGAGGAAGACGCACCCCAGTCCATGTCGGCGGAAGAAGCAGCCGCATTGTTGGGCGTGTCCAAGGCCACGATCCACAATGCGATCAAGCGCGGGCAGTTGCCAGGCAACAAGGTCGGCAACAAGTACGTCATCCTGCGCGAGAATCTGATGAAGTGGCTCGACGCGGGCCCGACCCAGTAGGAGGCAGGCGATGCAGGTGGTATTGACGGCAGAGCAGATCGCGCGGGTGTGCCACGAGGCGAATCGCGCCTATTGCATGAACGTGGGCGACCACAGCCACCCAACGTGGGATCAGGCGCCCGAATGGCAGAGGCGCAGCACCGTATCCGGCGTGGAGGGCGCGTTGGGAAACCCTGACCGCACCCCGCGTCAGAGCCACGAGGAGTGGATGGCGGTCAAGCTGACCGAGGGCTGGAAGCACGGCCCGAAGAAGGCCCCCGACCTGCGAGAGCATCCCTGCTTGGTTCCGTACGACGAGCTGCTCGATGTAGATCGGGCCAAGGACGAGTTGTTTCTGGCCGTCGTCAATGTGCTGCGCCCCCTGACACTGGCGGCTCAACAGCAGGCTGACGCGATCCCGGAACCCCCCGCCCTCGAGCCGGAGCGGGAAGACAAGAAACCGAAGCGCCGTCGTTCCAAGAAGGCATGATACTGGCGATCGATTTCGACGGCACGATCGTCAGTCAGGATCGGGACTATGACGATCTGGTCACGCCGCTGACGTTCATGCCGGGTGCCAAGCAGGCACTGCAGGCACTGAAGGCGGCGGGGCACACGATCATCGTGTACTCTGCCCGGGCTAATTGGTCGCTGCGCAAGGATCCGCGGCTCGACCCGTTGGTGCGCGTGGGGCGCAAGCCGCTCCAGATGAACCCGGATCGAGTCCGGGCGAATCAGTTGTTGAATGAGGCAAGGTTCCAGCAGATGCTGGACTTCGTGGATAGGCACTTG